AGGGGCACCAGCGCCATTCGGGATGCGGTGAACGAGACGTGGAGCCTGAAGAAGCCCGAGGGGCGGGATCTGGAGCGGCTGGGGCAGCGTTCCAGGGTCATCACGATCGAGAAGTCGCGTTGTGGGCGGGGCGGTACGCAGCTGCTGATGCAGCAGGAGGACGACCTGAGCTTCAGCATTCGGGACTTCACGCCCGAGGTGGATGCCAGTGATGCGACGCCGGCGAGCCACAGCGATCGAGTGCTGCAAAGGTTGCGGACTGTCTATCCCCGGACATTGACGCGGCAGGACTTGAATTCCGACCCATTGGTTGGCGGGAAGGTGGCGGCTACCAAGAAGGCGCTCCAGCGGTTGGTGAAGCGCGGGCTGGTTGTTGTTCCTAACCAGCAGGAGGTTCCTGAGGGTTCTCCTCTTTATTTGTATCAAGCTGTACTTTCTATACCCTCTACTACACGCGGGCGCGGAGAGACCGAAATAGTGTCTCCAGGGGGGCAGATCCCTTCTGCTGGAACGGATGAGGGTGGAGACACCCCTAGTGGTGCGGAAGAGGGTGTCCCCACCCCTCCCGATTCAGCAGGGGGGTGGGGACACTCTTCTGCTGAGGACACCCCCTGTCTCCACTCAGATCCCAGTGCTGGAGCGGAAAATGGGCGGTGGGGACACTCTGGGGAATATCCCCGCGCGAGGGCAGAGCTGGATAAGCTCGACGATGAGGCCGCCTCGTTCTGGAAAGAGTGATGACACGCGCCGTTCCGCCTCGCAAACCAGTGGTGATGTTCTCCACCGGTGAGCTGATGGTCGAGAACGCCTTGGCGCTGGTGCGGCTGACTTGGTACAAGCAAGGTCGGCCGCGCTGGGTTGAGGAGTTCTGTATCTGGGACACCCCTGAGGGCTACTCGGTCGTCGAACTAGCCCTTCGGGAGGCCGTGGAACAAGGCGTTGACGTTCTCGTTATCGCCAAAGACGAGCCAGAGGCATTCGGCCTTTGCGAATGTTAAGAAATGCGACTGGCTGGTGGCAGCCATCGGTTCTAGACTGTTAGGGTAACCGTAGTTACAAGGCCGTCATGGCTACCACCACCATCACATCCGCCCCAGTGGCACCCAGCGGCACCATGTCGCTGTTCACCGCGCTCAGCTCTGTGCAATATGCGCAGCGGTTGGCGCAGCATCACATCAACATTTTGCAGGACATGGCGATTGAGGCTCCCTACGATGCGTTCCACCTGGAGCGGCTGAAGCAGCTGGAGCACTGGATCGTTGAGCAGATTGAGGCGGCAAGCCGCGTCGTGCTTGAGGAGGCAGGCAAATGAGTCAAGTTCTTGAAATCAACGACCTCCGGTTTGATGGCGACTTACTTGTGGTTGAGGCTGTGGTTGACGATGCGGTACTTGTCCGCAAGCAGAGCGATCTCGACCCGCCCGAGTGGGGACCTGCCCTGTGCCGAGGCACCTGGCACATGGACCATGAAGCGCTGATCCCTGCGACTGACGCAGAGTTCATGGTTGTCCTGTCGGACAACATTACGGACTGGGCGCCTGTGGACCTTTCTGATTTATACGACGATGAGTGACATGGTGAATCGCCCCGCCCACTACACGGCGGGGCGCCAGTTTGAGGTGATTGAGGTGCTGGAGGATGCTGTGCGTCGGGCGCCCGATCCAGTGCTTGGGGCGCTTCAGTGGCAGGTGCTCAAATATCTGGAGCGCATGTGGGACAAGGACAACCCGCAACAGGACGCACAGAAAGCCATGTGGTATCTGATGCGGCTTATCGACAAGCTGAAGGCGCAACTATGACTGATTTTCGCGAGCTGTGCGCCGAATTGGTGCGGGCAATGGACTCGTACCCGCTGCGGCCCAAAGCGCATCGGGATCTGTGTAACAGAGTGCGGCAGGCGCTAGAGCAGACCGATCCAGTGCGCTCAAAGGTGCCTGCTGACGTGCTACCCTAATAGGGTAACCGCCTTACTTGGCATGAAATTTCACTACGGCATCGAGCACCTTGACATTCTTAAGAGTGCCGACCTAGTCGCACTAGACACAGAAACCACGGGCCTGCAGCCCAAGCAGGGAGGTTTGCGGTTAATTCAGTTTGCCGCAGAAGGTGAATTTCCTGTCGTTATCGATTGTTGGGCACTGGATAAAGAGGGGTGGTTGCGCTTAGAGCAGTTTTTAAGTACCAAACGCAAGTGGTTAGCGCATAATTTTTCGTTTGATCTGGGCTGGCTTCAGGAGCACGAGCTGTATCCCGAGGGGGAGGTCTACTGCTCAATGCTGGCAAGCCGGTTATTGACGAACGGGCTGCCCAACCTGCGCCACGGCTTGCAGTTCGTGGTGAAGCGCTACCTGAGCGTGGAAATGTCCAAGGAGGAGCAGAAGAGCGACTGGAGCGGCGACCTACGCAAGGAGCAGCTGGAGTACGCGGCGAACGACGTCAAGCTGCTACTGGATCTGTGGGAACCGTTGCGGGAGCGGCTAAAGACCGGGAAGCTACGTCACGCTTGGGGGCTGGAGTGCGAGGCGTTGCCAGCGATGGCACAGCTTTGGCGCACCGGGCTGCCGTTTAACAAGGAGATGCTGGAGCAGCTCCGCGATGATCTGGAAGCGGACAACCAGCGCATGGGCGCCGAGTTTGTTGTGGCGCTCGACGAGGCGCTGCCAGCGACGCACAAGCTGCCGCGAGATCCTGACGGTGAGCTGAACCTTCGGCCGAAGGCCACTGGCACGGTGCGGGGCGGCGACAAGCGGCCGGCCGGGTTCAACATCAACTCGCCGCACCAGCTCAAAGAGGTGTTCACGGCGCTGCTGGGGCAGACTCCGGTGGATGCTGACGGCAAACCGTCGTGTAGTCGGGCGGCGCTGCGGGAGTATGCGGCCGACCACGAGATTGTCGTGCAGTATCTGCGGTGGAAGCGCGTTGAAAAGCGCCGCCAGATGGTGGAGTCGCTGCTCAAGCACCAAGATGCGGATGGGTTTATCCGCGCTAGCTATTTGCAGCTCGGGGCCGATACGGGCCGCATGTCGTGCATGTCGCCCAACCTCCAGCAGTGTCCGCGTGACCCAGAGTTCCGTGATTGCGTTCGCTCGCCTGAGGGGTGGAGTCTGGTAGTGGCGGATTATGCCCAGATGGAGCTGCGGCTGGCGGCTGCCGAGGCAAATGATGCACTGATGAAGCAGGCGTTCCAGCAGGGGGAAGACCTTCATACTGTGACTGCTCGGGCGATTTACGGGGATGCGTTTGATCTGGCCGAGGATGGCGCCCGGAAGCAGATGCGTCAGATCAGCAAGAGCGCCAACTTCGGCCTGCTATATGGCTCGGGCGCCAAGGGCCTGCGTTCCTACGCCGGTGCCATGGGCATTCAGATGTCGATGGATGAGGCGGCGGAGATTCGGGACAAGTTCCACGCGGCGTACACCGGGGTGAACGAGTGGCAGAAGGCTGCAGCGGCCAAGGCGCAGAACTCTGGGAAGGACGCCAATGTGCGGATGCGGGTGTCGAACATGCGGCGCTTTCTGCCTGGCGAGCAGAACAAGCTCACCACCCGCTGCAACACGGTGATCCAGGGCGCTGGCGCGGCGGTGCTGAAGCTGACCCTCGGGCGGCTATGGCCGAAGGTTCATGCCGCTGGCGAGAAGGAAGTGCGTATTGCTGGAGCGATCCACGACGAACTGATCCTGCTGGTGCGGGACGATCGAGTGGAGCATTGGGTCGCAACGCTGCAGCAGGTGATGGAGAAGGCGGAGGCGCTGTGGCTGGGCGATATTCCGGCTTCGGCGGACGCGCACCACGGCAAAACGTGGATGGAGGCTAAAGGGTGATGTCGGGCTGGAGCTGCTGAAGCACCTGCCAAACGTTGGTGTAGGTAGCGCCAGTGCGAATGTCGTGGACGGCGCTGCGGGTGATGCCGTAGCGTTGCGCCAGTACGGCGCTGGATTCAAAGCTCAGCACGATGAGGGCAGCTTGGCGGTCGGTCAGGCTGCGCCGTTCGTAGCAAGCCCGGCCTTTGACACTGGGGCGATCCAGTGGTGGAAATGCGCCGATTTCGGTGCTGGAAAAGCGGTGGTCGCAGGCGGTGCAGTGGTGGCGGCGCCAGCGGTTGCCGTTGGCCCGGCGGCAGGTTTGAATTGTTACGACTTCTGGAGAGTCGCAGGCGGGACAAGACCTCATGCGGCTAGACTAACAGAGAACAAGAAATGCCATGTTTGACGTCTACACGGCGACGCTGAGGAATCGCCACGGCAAATTGGAAACAGTTGCCCTAGTAGGGAATCAGCGCTCTGACATTCTCTATGCTGTGACGGAGCTGTTCCCGGATTGCGATGTCGTCCGAGTCAGAAAAGACGACCAGTGGGACGCCGTTGACGGGCAGACAGCAGATTATGGTGCGCTTGGGTAAGGCCGTGGCCCGTTCCACCACAGGCGATTTGCAGCGGGCCTGTGACTTTTTGGAGTGGGCGGTGCTGATACGGAAGGGGTGTTCGCGCCAGCGGATGGC